CAGTGACGCGGCGGTGCGCCAGGACGCTGAGCCTACGCGGTAGAGGCCAGAGGCCGCTCCGGCCTTGGCCGCTTTCCCGGCGGCCCGGGCGCGGCCCGCCATGCTTCCCAGCGCCGATCCGAGGCTCATGCTTGCCAGGCGCGCCTGGAGCGCCGCCCCGGCATACGCCAGCTTAGCGCCGACCAGGCGCCAGGTAGCGGGGCGGAGCAGGTCCACGGCCATCTTCCCCATTGCCCAGGCGTCCGAGAGCAATGTGCCGGCGTACCGGGCGCCCAGCGTGGCCACCTTAAGGCTGACGAGCCCCACGGCCAGGCCGACCACGGCAGTGGTCACGCCCGGGTACGCCTCGGCCATCTCCGTGATCGAGGTCACGCCGGCGCCGATCACCGAGAGCGCCTGATTGAGCGGCGGAAGCAGTACGGACCCCAGGGTGATGCCCAGACTGGTGACCCGATTGCCCGCCAGCTGCAGGGCGTTGGCCGTGGTCTTGCTGCGCTCTTCGTACTCGGCTTGGGTCGAGCCGAGGTACTGCGTTTCTTCGGCCGTGAGCCGGTTGGCCTGTCGCAGGTTCTCCAGTTCGCCGATGAGCGGCATAATGGCCGACTTCGACTCTTCGCCGAAAATCTGTTTAGCCACCGCGCCCTGGCGCTCTGCGTCCAGCTCTTTGATCCGCCCGAAGACGTCCTCGATTGCCCCCTGCGCGTCTTCCTGCATCCGCTTGGCGAGGGTGCCGGCCTCCATGCCCAGGGCGGCCAGACCCTCTTTTTGCCGGGCAGTCGCAGCCTCGCCGGCGGTGAGGCTGCCGGTGATTTTCTTCATCGCTGTCGACGCCCGTTCGGCGGATGTGCCGGACGAGAGCAGCGCCGCACCCAAAGAGGCCGTCTCGGTCGCCGCAAGACCAGCGGCCTTCGCCGTGGCGCCTTCGCGCTGGACGACCTCCGCTAGCTCGCTGGCCTCGGCGTTGAGGTTGTTGCTGAGGTGGTTGACCGCGTCGGCCAGGCCGTTGGTCTGCTGCTGCGTCAGCCCCATTCCCGCGCGCCAGGAGGCCATCATCTGGCCCGCCTGTTTGCCCGACATGTCGAACGCAACGCCCATGCGCACCGCGGACTCGGCGAAGTCCGTGAGCTGGTCCCGCGCGATGCCGGACTGCCCGGCCGCCGCCACCACGTCGGCGATGCCGGTGGCGGCCATGGGCATCTCCGTGGAGAGGCGCCGGATGTCCTGCCCCATCTTCTCGAACTGCTCCGGCTTCTCGAAGTCGACGACCTTGCGGACGTCGGCCATGGAGCTCTCAAACTGCACGGCGGCCCGGATGGGCGCGGCGGCCGCGATGGCGGCCCCCACGGTGCCCATAACCTCACCGTGCAGCTGCTGCCGGCGCTGGCTGTTGGCCTGCATCGTCTGCAGGCGCTGCATCTGCCGCTCGGCAGTGGCGGCGGAGTCCGATAGGCGCTCGTACTCGCGGTCGATGCCCGCGATGGACATGCCGTAGGCCTTGGCCGCTGCCTTGGCCTCCGAGTACCGCCGCTCCAGGTCGGTAATGCCCTGCTGCATGCGGGCCGAGGTGTCGCCGGTTTGCGCCTGCTTTTGCTTGAGCTGCTGGAGCTGGTCGCGGTAGCGGATCACGCCGCCGGCGACGTCTCGGGCTTTCCAGGTTTGGCGCAGGGCGGAGCCCACGCGGTTGGTCCGCTCCTCCACCGACCGCATGGCATTCCCCAGGGACGGGGCGACGGTGGCGCCGATGCGGATTCCGATGGATGTATCGGCCACGGTGGGTCCCTACTGGCTCGGTGGGTCGGGCTGGATGGCGCGGGCGGCATCCAGCCACTCGATCAGGTCGTCACACTCCAGGCCCAGGAGGTCGCCGAGCCCCCAGCCGGTATAGCTGGCCAGCTCGGCGCAAGCCCTCCTCAGCTCTGCTGCGGCGGGCCGAAAAACCCCCGGTACACCTCCTGAAGCTGGAGATAGTCGGCCATGTCCAGGTCCTGGATGACCTCTTGCGGCACCTCGGCGAGGTTGGCCAAGATGGCGACCTCTTGCTCGGCCGCCCCGCCGCCGGCTTTCTCGGCGAGCAGCTGGTCACGGACTTTGGGGCGGCGAAGGCTGATTTCGTGGACGGCCTGGCCGTCCACATCGACGGGGTACTGCAAAGTGATCTTACTCATCGGAAGCCCCCTCGGCGGTTTTCTCCGCCGCCTTGGGCGCCTTTGATGCGGCCTTCTTCTGGCCGCCCTTGCCCTTGAGCTGCAAGCGGGACCCTTCCAGGTGGGCAGCTTCTCGCTTGGTCATCTCGACCTCCTCGTCCTTGGCGATCACGCGGCCGGTGCGGCGATCACGGAAAGGGCGCAGGGCGATGTAGGTCTGCGGCTGGTTGCGCTTGTCGTCGCTCATGTCAGTCTCCGTTACAGGCCAGTGGCGGCGCGGACCGAGGCGAGCTGGTCCACGCCCTGGATGCGCCGCACCATATTGGGGACATCGATTTCGATGGTGGGGGTGCCGGCGATGCTCAGGGCAAAGTAGCGGCAGGCCACGGAGAAGGTATTGGCCGCCTTTTCTCCGGGTTTCCACTCGCCCATATCGATCTCCTTCCACGCCCCGTTAAGCGTGACCACGGCCGGTGTGATGGTGCCGTCTTGGTCGAGGGCGGCTCGGGCTGTGATGTTGACGATGTTGCCGGGGATCAGGCCGAGGAGGGCGAAGGTTTCCGGGTCGTACTGGTTGACCGAAAGGCTGGCCTCCAGCTTTTCCATCCCGAGGTCCAATTCCACCGGCGCGTCCATACCGCCGCCGCGGTATTCCTCCGTGCTGATGGTGAGCTTGGGCAAAGTCAGGGTGTCGAACTGGCCGGCGAAACCGCGGCCGTCTACCCAGACGTTGGCGTTGCGCAGGTACTGGGGCATATTCGCCATGATTTAGCCCTCGATTACTTCGGAGAGGTAGCCGTCCACCAGGTGCGACCGGAACGTAATCCGCTCGGCCGGGTAGACCGGGGTGAAGTCGAAGTCGATGTAGAGGTGGCCCGACTTGAGCGCGTCGGCGGTATTCAGCGCCGGGTCGGCCCAGGCTTCGCCGCCGAGGATCGCGCCGCGTGCCTTGAGCGAGCGAAGGTACTCGTTCACCCCCTCGACCACGTCCTCCACGAAGGTCTTGGTGATGCCGCGGTCCACCGCCCACATATGGGCCCGGAGGATCGAGTCGTTGATCATGTCGCTGGTCCGCACCACCGGGATGAACGCCCACTTGGAATCCGAGCTGCAGGTTCGGCCGCCCCAGAAGCGGAAGCCGTCCTGCTGGATCACCGTGGAGATTTCCTTCTCATTGAGCAGGTTCGCCCGCGAATTGGGGTCGCCGAGCGTGAAATCGATCGGGCGGTCGGTGCCGGAGATGCCGGCGACCAGCTCGTTGGAGGGGCTGCTCCAGAATCCCTTGTCGGCGTCAGTGCGGGCCGTAACCCCGGCAGCGGCTGCGGATAGGGAGCGAGAGACGTAGGCGCTCGCAACAGTATCCCAGGCGCGGACCATCGGGTCGGCAACGGTAATGCGGCGGCTGCCAAAAAGGTCCCGGTAGGTCTGCGCCTCGCTGTCGTCGGTGTTGGGCCCGTCCGCAATGACCCAAGCGGCGAGCTGCTGCGCTTTGGACTCCAGCGCGGTAGCAACCGGGGCGCCGGTAATATCGTCCGAGGTGTCGTCGCGGTCCACGTAGCCGGTGCCGACGCCGCCTGGGGCGCAGAGGATGCGCGGGGTAACCCCCACCTCCGACTGCGCATCGAGCAGGGCCTCAACGCCCATGCGGTTGCCGCTGGCGTCGGTGCCGCCGATGATGTTGCTAACCGTCTCGGTGTCGTCCGCCCCTTCGGAGACACGGACCACGACTACTAAGGCGCCGGCCTGCTCCAGGATGAGGTCCAGGGCGGCCGGCAGGGTGCCGGCACCATCGCCCACGGTATCGAGCTTGGCCGCCTCGGTGGGACTGCCGGCCACGAGGACCGGGGTGTCGAATGGGAAGGCCTCCGCGTCGGCGTCGGGGGCGGTGCCCACGATCCCGATGGTGGAGGATCGGACCGTTCGGATCGGGCGAGCGCCGCCGTCAATTTCGACGACCTCAACACCGTGGAGGTAAGACTCCGCCATTTTCGCGTCACCTCAGTTTGTGGCACTGAGG